CTGGAGCTTCCGCTATCTGTGCTTCTTCACTCATGTTTCTACCATATCCTCTCTTGTTTTAGGTTCTTGCAGCATTGATTTTAAAAAAAGCACTACAGTTCGCTGCCCTTCTCTGTAGGCTGTTTCGGTTGGATCGACTGAATACGTTGATCCATGAATATGAAAACGAGCTTCCATATCTTTAATTACAGTTTCGCCATCTTTAGAACTTAAAATTAACTTGTATGAAGCTCTCAAATCATCCATTTTCATTAGACAACACCTAAACCTTGTGCGGCTTTTAATGCTGGTGCAGCGCTACCAGCGGCTTCCGCTACTTGTTGAGCTTGTGCTAATTCTCTTTGTTCCTCTTGTCGTGCTTGTCTTTGCTGCCTAATAGCCGCCACTTCTTCATCACCACGAACAGCAGAAGCTGGAACGGATAAGGCTCGTATCATATGTTTGGTGAGTCCATCACTATCAACGTAATCCATAATACCTCTATCAATCTGCGCTACTGGACCAAGCAATTCAAATAATCTCATAGCAGATTGAACATCTCCCATACGCTGCGCTTTAGCTAAAGGAGAAACGTATTCAATACTGATGTCATTATTTTGTATAAATTCTGGAGCAACTCTAAAAAATTGTTTACGCTCTAAAATATTATAAACTCTTGTTATTAATGGTTGTAGTAATTCAGCTTGAAGTCTGCCTAATACTGGCCCAAGCAACCTCATCTTCTCCTCAGTTCTTTGCACAACTTCTGTTGCTGTCATCTGAGGACCTTGACCAAGGATTAACTGGTCAACGTAGAAAGCCGATTGGATAGCTTTTCTACGCTGTTCTTCCATATTTAAACCTAATGGATTATTAGCGCCAATATTTAATGGCTCTATTCTATCTCTTGTACCAGATCTATAAAAATTAAGGCCGCCAGGTACAGTTCTTATGGGGAGAATAAAACCATCATCTGGAACAAGAAGTGGAGGATCAACTTGTTTTTGAGCGGCCCTAATAGTTACTTCACTCATTTTGTTAAGCATTTTAATATCAGCAAGAGCTGTCATAGCTGGAGATCGGCCATAACCAATTTCATAGCTTGCTTTTAAATATCGTGGAGCAAGATAAGGAAATTCATCAAATCCGCTTTCAGACAAAACTGTTTTTTGATCCGCATCATAATACACAGAAGCAAATGGTTTATTAACCGCATCAACTCTAGTTACATCAAAACTATCTCTAGGATAAACTGCATGAACTAAATCAATTAAAGAATAAGGGTCACGCTCACCTTGCTTTACTAACTTTTCAGATATTGTATCTGAACCAAAGCGACTTATAGCTGCCCTAACTGGGATTTTAAACTTACGAAATACTGTATCAACACGACCATATTCATTTTCTGAAACGTAACATTCGCCAATATGCCTTGTGCTAAAACGTAGTGAACTAGGTGTTTGTTCTTCGTCACCTTCAACAAACATAATCCCAGTACCAAATGTAATTAGATCATGGTATAATTCGTGTATTTGTTCTTGAAAATTAGAACTTGCAAACTCTTGATACATAACATCTTCAACGCTTTCAAGCCATTCTCTAGCTTCATCATTGCCATCAAGTATTATATCACCAAACCTAAGACTAAACCATTTAGTGCTAGGATTAGTAAGCATCCCATGCAAAGAAGCCGACATAAGTTCTGCTGCATGAATCGCTGTACCATCAAAAATAAGCTCTGATCTTTTATCACCAGGACTTCTCGTTTTGGTAATATCAGCTTTTCTGGGAACAACATAGTCAGCTATTTCTTGCCAATGAGATTCCCATGTAACTCTTTGTGCAGCCAAACTACCAAATCGTTCATTGAGTAATCGTGCTAAATCATCTGAAGCCATTTATAATCCTAACAAAGTTTTTCTACGAATAGGCGCACCACCAACAATGCCTTGTGCTGATGTTAATATTGTGCCTTTAGATCGGCCACGCTTTCTATCTTCTTCTTCTTCCTCGTCACCAGCTCTAACAACATCTCTCACATTCCCACCGCCACTTGCTGGATCTGTAGGAGCTGGATCTGTTACGCCGCCGCCTGGAGGTACATAAGGATCGTCATTGTCATTACCACCATCATCATCACCATCATCTGGTGTTGTTCCAATATCCATGCCGCCACCGCCGCCACCTGGATCTCCTCCAGGTTCACCGCCAATGTCCATGCCGCCGTCACCAGCATTGGGATCACCGCCAGGGCCAGGATCATCTGGTGTTGGATCTGGCCCTACATCAACGCCGCCGCCTGGATCTGGTTCTTCTGTAGCTGGATCATCACCAACTATAGATTCATCTTCATCTATGCCTTCATCTTGGTCAGTTCCATCATCATCTGGATTTGAGCCTGGTTGCCCTGGTCCTTCTGGTCCACCGCCAACATCTGAGCCACCGCCACCGCCGCCTGGATCTCCACCAGGACCATCACCTGGTCCTACGCCATCATCTCCAGGCCCACTAGGATCATCTCCTACTGTGGAATCATCTTCTTCAGCGCCATCACCTGGATCTGGCCCTTCGTTATCATTGCCGCCATCATCTCCTGGCCCATCACCTGGTCCTACGCCATCATCACCTGGTCCACTTGGATCGTCACCAACAGATGAATCATCATCACCGCCGCCACCGCCGCCGCCACCGCCGCCGTCACCCATTGAGCAGTATAAAGGATTATGCCAGGTGTTTATCTGGCCCAATAAGTCCTTTTTTCTGTTTAGTGGGTCTATACCAATATCCAGTTCCAATTCCATGTTCCTTATTAAAATATCGTACTGTATCTTTTACAATAAATGATACATGACCAAAGGGAGCGACAAACTCAGCCAGCCATAATTTGTTACCAGACTGCCAGTATTCAGACTGCATTGTTGAGCCATCTAATAATTTAGCCAGCACTTCGTCAGAAACCAAAGCGTAAGAGCAAAAACCAACAAGTTTTTGTTTGTTATTTCTCCAAAACCTATATTGATTTAATTTTAATGGCGTATCAAAGCTCTTAATTATTAGCTTGAATCTAAGTGGTCTATGGAACTTACTATGTTTAACAAGCTCCATGACCTCGCCAAAGCTAGGATTTCTTACTTGCGCCACCTAATAACGTCTTATACGTCACACCATCTTCAGCTAAAACGCCTTGTGGTGAAGTCATAATCGTCTTTTTACGAGAAACCCTTTTAGGATCTTTCATTTTATCCTCAACCTCACTGCGCTTTGTTGGCGCTGGAACAGCTTGCGCTGGTGGTGGTGGAGGAGGAGGTGGTGGTGTAGGTTTGCTTCCGCCAAATAATCCGCCCATGTTACATTGCTCCTATACTGCTATTTAATGGATTATAGCTGCTATCAGCTATAGCTTGTGGTGGTCTATCAAAACCCCTATTTTCTCTAATACCAACAGCAAAATACCTAAAAGCATCCGCTGCATGACTTGCCCAATCATGGACTGGGCTATTTCTAAATGTTCTTAATCTCTCATTGTAAGCTCTATGATACTGCCTTAACGCTTCTAATCCAGCCTTGGTGGTTGATTGGTCAAACCAGCAACGAGATATAATAAGCTGCGCAGCATGGATACCATCCTCAACTGGCAATTTCGGAACAACCCTAAAATTAATCCCCAAATCGTATGCGACCTCTCTCCTCGACTTGCCAGAACCAAGCTCTCTAACCTCAATGTCATGCGGAGCGTTGTGAGTACCATAAAAATAACCTTTACTCGAAAGTATCTTTGCATAATGTGGCAACCCTTCATTCCTTGTTTCATAAAAATCTATGACATGAATGGCCCTACCAACAGTCTGAGTAAACCAAATAGCGGTGCTATCACCTATACCAAGATCCCACCAGGTATCCACCTTATGCGATTGGTCATAGGGAACATTTCCTATGCGCCCACTTTCTTGAGCCGCTTGCAGTTCTTTTCCAAAAATAGCTCCTGGCACATTAGCCACCCAGGAACATTCAAACTCCTGGTCAAACTGATCGGTACTCATCATAGACTGAGAAGCCGCTAGTTCTTCAGCATCAACAATGCCAGTTTCACTCGCCTTATAAACCGCAGTAAACCAATCATCACTCGCTTGCGCCGCTTCATATAAATCAAAGAAAGCGTTATGCCCTCTGGGCGTTCCAATAAAAAAAGCAAACGTAGGTATATCTTTTGTGTTCCTATCAGACAAAGCTGGTCTTAAAACTGTAGGAAATAAACTTTCTGGGACATCAGCCATTTCATCAATACAGCATCCATCAAGGTAAATTCCCCTCAGCGAATCAAAATTCTCAGAACCCAAAAGCTGTATCCTAGCACCATTAGGCAAATCACATCTAAGCTCTGTTTCATGGAACGTAACCATAGGCACTTTAGATGCAAACTCCTTCAAGTAACTCCAGGCTACCATCTTAGCTTGCCTATAAGTTGGCGCTATATAAGCGTACCTCGGATTGTTCCTCGTATTAAGTATAGCAGCCCTCAACAAGTGGTTTATAGCCATGACAGTCTTGCCAAACCTTCTATGGCATACAACCACTCCCCAGCGCTTCTTAGTAAGCTCGTTATGGAGCTTTGCTTGAAGTGGCCTAGGTGAATAGGGAATCTCAATGTTCATGTGTTAGACACTCTCCTAAGAGGGTTATATATATATACAGAGATGCGCCCTAATCCTTGGGGGTATGGGGGGTGCAAATCCTAAAAAAAGGTATCGTACGAGTACGCCACTCGTAACTATT